GAAGGCAAAGGCTAAGGCGAAGAGGGAACCGGAAGAGGCTGCCAAATCCGTAACAGAATACTAAGCATTAATGGGCGCTTAGTCGCCCTATAGGATTTTACAATGGGAACAGGGCCGACAAGAGAAGATGTACTAGAGATACTAGACAGATCCGCACCAAAGGGAGCATATGAAGGTGTTAGAGCTATAACTACTCAGACATATACAGAAGCAAACTCCAAGTTAGGCGCAGAGCATGAGGGTTCAACCTTACTTATAGCTGTCGCTGGTGGCGCTGAAAATGACACTATATTTCTAACAGGTGCCAAGACTGTATCACTAAAAGGCCGCGTTATTGGCTTTACTGGCAAGGGCGTTACTGCTAAATGGTCTTTCTCACTTACTAATGAACCACCTGTTAAACCGTCTTTATTTTTCTTAGCCATTTTAAATTCATCCTATGTTAAGGGCGACCAGTGCCGCCCTAATTTAATTAACCGTTTGTAACAATCCAACCAAGAGCGACGTTCTCACGTAAAAACTTACGCTCCCAGTTTGCAGCTAATGCACACTCTGCAACAGTTGGCGATTCATCAGCAACACTCGCTTCAAGCCAGTCGTAACCACCTGGATGTAAGATCATTTGCTTGCGTTCAACCAGCGTTTCAATACCTGCGCCGTTACCAGCTAATGCTTCACGCTCAACTTCAACAGGGGTTTTAGCTAACGCCTGACCCATACCGAAAGCACCAGCCGCATAGATGGTTGACACGTAACGGAAACCAGAAGTTGTACCCGCAATAACAGGCTGTTTCTTATCTTCAACAACACGCATTTCATTGTAAAACGGGATCATAAGACCAGTTTCAGAGTCTTTGATGAACTCGATATTGTTGTCTTTGCGCATCTTCTTCATGACAACAGGGTGAACAGCAAGCAATGCAAGCTTATTAGCGTTTTCGCCCATTGTTGAATAGCCATCAACAAACGTATCAAATGACCATAGGTTTGCAGCTAATGCATTGTCACCATCTTCGATTGATACATCAACAATCATATCACCAGTGCCAGCTTCGTTTTCTAAGAACATGCCAGTCTGCATACCTTGAACACGAGCTGATAATCGGTTAACCCAGTAATTACTAGTACGAGATTGAATTTGCATCATTGGGTCTTGAGCTGAGATTTCAGCCGCTAAATCTGCTGTTTGCCATGCGTTATTGATATGGATACGGCGAGCGCGCATTTTGCCTGTATCGATTTTCTGCGGCGTTGCTAGTGTGCCAGGGTCATCACTTGAAATGTTTTCGCTTGAGTTATCCAAGTCATTCCAGTACGGGATGGATGTTGTGTCAGCCTCACCACTTGCGCGACCTGTTAGAATCGGGTCAACAGTGATAGCGCCAGAGGAGATGAACGCATTGCGCGATGGATCATCTTCTTGCATGTAAGTTGCGTAAACATCTGGATCAAATTCGATATCTGCGATTTGAGTAATAGCCATTTTTAGTACCTCTTAATTTAAGTTAAATGCTTTTTTGAATCCGGCGGGGTCACGTTGTTTAAATTCAACGCGCTCTTGTCCGGTCATTTCTTTCGGTGCTTTATGTTGGGCACTGCCGTCCATTCCGCCGTTTGAGTTACCGCCGCCATTCGTGGTGATATCTGCTTTTAGTACAGTTTTAAACATTGGATTCTTAATTAAGAACTCAGTGTAAAAACTTTCTTCATTCAACGAAGAGGCACTACCATCTTCATTTAAAAACGTTTCCTGTCGAGTTTTAGGGTCGACAACAATGAAATCTTTTACTAGTCGCTTGAATGCAGCTCGACCATCATCAGTAGCTTTTAGCGCAAGGCGATCAATAATTGTGCTTTGCTTATCAGTAGCCATTGAACCTTGAATACCGTCTAATTCTTCACGCTCTGAATCTAAACGTTTTTGTGCATCATCAAGCTTTTCACGTTCAAGCCGTAAAACTTCATCCGTGTTATTTTTACCTCTAGCTTCTTCTAATGCCAGTTCACGCGCTTGTGATATTTCATCAGCCTTTGTTTGTTCAGCTAATGATAATGCCGTTACTGCTTCATCACGCTTACCGTAAGCTAGGTCTAACGAAGTTTTCAACCCGCCAACCTTGACAGTATCATTGTGTTTATACACCCCGTCAATATCAGAGTAATCACCCTTTAAGAAATCGGGCAACTCCTCAAACTGTTCTTTTGTTAAATCTGCCATTACATTTCCATCCATTAATATAATCGGTACGACCGAAGATTGTTATATTTTACGCCTATTTAACATACTAATCAAATTAGGCTTATTCGATTATAGGTGCTGAGTTTTCAAGGTCTGATAATAGCTGTTCAATATCGCCAACATCCACGCCGCCAAGCTTGAGCAAGTTTAGATATTTTTCCTTGGTTAGTAGTCCAGACATCACCATTTCACGCAGCTCTTTCATTTCTTCAACGGTCAGCTTGGAGATAGCAAACTCATCATTCATATTAACGTCAATATCATCAATTGCATTGCTTATATTGTCAGGTGTATAGATGCCCTCGAACATACCGCAATAGGCAATTGAACGCTCTAAACCTTGTTCGATAGATGACGTTAAAGGCTCTAGCACATTGTTCTGTTGCTCACCTTCTGCGACTATTTCCGTAGCTGTTCGCTGCACTGTTGCATCTGTTTTGAATGTGCCACCTTCAGCTTTAACCAGCTTTTCATTGCGGTCAAAGAACTTTTCAAACTGATCTAAACTGGCTGATGTTTCAGTCACCTCAACTTTCATGTCAACGCTTGGCATAAAGTTAGGCGTGAATACACCGCTTGCCAGGTAGTCACGGCCATTAACGGTTTTAAACTGGTCATAGTTGTTCTCATCCATGCCAAACACGTTGAACGTAGGTATTAATGCATAAAGCGCTTCTTTATATACTGCGCTCACTCGATAGCGGGATAAAGCAAGGTTTGCAATTGATACTAGATAACCGCCTTTCAATGGCATATACCCACCCTGTATCTCGCTATCAACAACGATTTCAAGCGGGATGAATTGTAAGTTAGCACCACCAACTAGCACATAATTCTTTTCGCCTTCTTCGTTGCCGCTATCTGATTCAACAATCTTTTGTTGATAGTAACCAGTTTCATCAATTCCAAGCTTCAAGTAAGATTTAGTTTTCTCGCGTACCATTGTTTCTTGATTAAGCTTACTACTGATTTCACGCAATAGAATATAGGTTAATTGCATGGCCCCATTCTTGCGCTCAAAGTCCCAATCAACTACATTTTCACGGGAATATTGCTTGATGGTAGCGCGTGGGTTTAACCTTTCTAGGTCGGAGATAGACACATTATCACTAGCAACATCTGACAACCCTTGATAGTCAGAAAGTAGCACATGCCATTTAACCTGCAGGATATTTTCAGCAGTTGAGTTAATAAGCCCATTCAGCGACAAGCCGTCATTATCTGAATTTTCACGCAGGTATTCGAGTTTTGCAGGAAGTGTGATTTCAGTATCGCCAATCTTCATTTTACCGATTAAAGTGGATAAGGTGGTTTGGGTGAAGTCGTCAAAGTCAGCATCTGACCGATATTTATTATATCGTTCTGCAGCTTCAGTGCTAACACTGTCAACGCTGGACGGATGAGGCAGTAACTTGCGCCCCGCTTTTTTAACGAAGTATGAACCAGCCACGCAATCTCTGACCGCTGACAACTCGTCTTGCATTTCGGTTACTTGTGGATTTGGTGTGATATCAAGAGCCATAATTAATCCTTTTGTTGATTATGGACATTGTAACACTGTTTAGCAGATATGAAAAAGCCGCTGTGGTGGGCGGCTGGAGGGGTTATATATCTTTTAGCATCCATCCGAAATAAGCAAACATTATAATATTACCTGTTAGTGCATCTTGGTATGTCATACCATCAACGTACCCTCCATTTACAGCGGCTATTATTACCGTTATCAATATTCCCATTACGTATTTCATACCATCCCCTTATTTAAAAATAACTGATTTAACTGCCTGTTTATAATCTCGAATTCTGGCATTTAACCGCATGGCAGAATAGTATAGCGACTTCCTCTCGACCTTCCTTGCCTCCTCTAACCAGTTAGGGTTTACACTGAATAACTCAGCGTTTGCAGCAAGCCAGTATCTAAACTCTATTATTTCGTTATTCATACCATCCCCCTTAGCTGTGTCAGTGTTTCAAGTACACTTATCATTGATTGTATTTCTTGGTCTGCGTCAGCTTGTTTCATTTTCCCACCTCTAACTAGCATGGGGAAATACTTCTTTCTTCGCTTAATCTCGCTTTTAACGCATTTTATTTTAGTGTCTATGTGCATACCATCCCCTTTAAAGTTTTGTTATTAACTCTTTCAAATGTTCGTAGTTATTCACAACCCCAATAGATAGGAGCGATGATATTTTATCCTCTATCTCTGACCGATAACGAAGCTCATCAGCAGTTGCATCATTCCAATTGATAAGCTCAGGGTTGACCTTGTGCTTAATTTGCTTTGCTATCTGAATGCGTAACCCTTTATTATCCTTTCCTTCTCGCTCAGGTAAGAAGTTATCAATAGCAACATTCATAGCCTTGAAGTTATCGCCTGATTCGTTTTCATACTCAAGCATCTTGTTTTTTACAAATGATTGTATAACCGCGAGGTGAAACTTCGTGCTTAAATACTTGCCAGCAAAAACAGCAAACCCAACATCGCTCATTGTTTTTTTAGCGTTGCCCTTTCCTGTTGCTGTCACCGTGGAGTTGTTATCATTTGCAAATTCAATAGCCTTTGATGACTTTAAGAATGATGATAAATTCGCAATAGACTTACCTTCTGACACCCTCAATTGATTGCCATAAGTCCATATTCTGGTTAAGTTAATAACGCTGACACCATTAATAATATCTCTTTCACCATTTAGTATCATGCTTAGCATTTTATCAGCGGTTTGTTCTACCTCCCTTGTCATGCTATTTATTAGATTTGACTTAACTTGATCCTCATTTGTTGGCTCAATACTTAGCGCTGATTTAACCGCCACGTCAAAGCTTACACTGAACATCTCACCTTCAATGCAGTTACCACTTAAATCTCTATGTATTGCACTTTCCCACGAAAAAGCGCACTCGCTATAATCGGATATGAAGATTTCAGCATTAGAGTTAAAGAGAAGCCTAGAAACGTCTTTCGTCCTTCTTTCTGGTGAGCAAGAAAATCCAATTTTAGACTTTGACTTATCACCAACCACGTAAACATAACCTTTATTCATAACATCACCTCGTTTATACAGTAATATCACAATACACACTTACCTATAAAAAGTAAAGCATTCGTATATTAATTTCTTTACAGTAGGAAACACATGATTTATAGTTAACTCACATTCAAAAAAGGGGAAGGGAAGATGATTAAAGTAATTCCGCAGGTCGGGCAGGTTTATAGCTGGGATAATTGGGTGGACGGGGTGGATACTATTGCCTCGATTAGCCCTAACCTTGTGATTTGGGAGGGTGGATCGAGCACTATTATCCATGATGGTATTCTTAGTGATAGATACACCTTCAAACCAGCTAACGACCTTGAGTGGCTGGCGGTTAATACTGATGAATGGTGTGGCACAGATGAATATCCATTCATCATGAAGCTAGGCTCTCAAGCTGAGTACACAAACGCAAATTGTGACCTTAACGACCGCTACACCCGCCAGCAATGGCAAGACAAACGAAATGAACTATTTGGGGAGAAGGCAGTGAGCAAGAAAATGAAGGTTGAGTATGTTGAAGCTAAATTCAATCATGCATGGGAAGCTGTAAAGGAATATCAGGAGGAAGGTGATTTGTTTTGCGATGTTGCTGGAAGCTATGAAGTCATCCCCAATGCAATGTCAGCACATAGGGCGTTTAATGGCGAGAATATATACCGCCGTGTTGAAACTGAGGTTACATGGCAAGGTGAGTTAGCTGAACTAATCAGTAAGTCAGAATGCATTAGCAATAAACACAATATTGGGATGTTTTCGTCATTCGACTCTAACAGTGTTGAATGTAGTGACTTCATAGCCATGTGCCACATTGTAGCATCAATGACAGATAAGCCAGAGTAAGGAGGGGTTATGCCTTGGTTTATAGTATGGCTTGAATGGTGCTTTTACGCCTATTGGCACTCACTTATATCTTGCGTTGTCGTTGTATCTGCTCACTATTATTTGACAGCTTACAATGATAGTGCAGGTTTCGATTTTCAACTGATTGCGCTTGCATCATCTTGCATATGGGTTGTTTATTGCTTTATTAAACAAGGGTACGCAGTGGGGTAAACTAAACGCCCTAGCCTAAACTAGGGCTTTTATCTAAACACCGCTATCAATCAACAGCCATGCCGCCCGCTAAAACCATACTCCCTTTCCGCTATAGCCCTCTCCACGACCGCTTCTTCAATAGTTTTGAAAGTGCCTCTTGATAGCATCTTTCCGCCTACCTTTATAAACACCCTCCATGGCTTGGTTGCGCATTTCTCGTTCCTATACACCCCCATATGCCCAGTTGTATTTGCAGAACCTTTTTTAATGTTTCTAGAGTTATCGGATGTGGTTCCATTGCAAATATTTTCAGCTTTGTTATTTGTTCCATCTCCATCAAGATGATCTATTACATCAGCCTCTACACCGAAGTGGATTAAGTATGCAATCCTATGAGCTAAATATCTTTTTCTTCCAACGTGAACTTGTATGTATTCTTTCCCGCTGGACGTCCGAGACAAGCTCCCCGCTATCCCTTTGTTTACTGCGTTCCTGTGGCTGGCGTGTGATTTGGCATTTTTAAATTCAGATCTACACCTTAACTTCCACGATAGGCACCCTGTCTCAGGGTTGTAGTTGAATAGCTTTGTGGCTGTTTCATAGTTCATAATTTGCTCCGTCAAGAGTTGGTCATAGGATGTTGCGACAGTCATTGACTAGATGATTTTCGGATGGCCGTCCTAGTCGCAACGCTATTGTATCACGTTTCAGAATCTTTCAGCTGCTTTAACGTGAGCGGCTTACCTGTAAAATCAGTAAGTTTTTCTAGTGACAGCTCTCCATTGATAAACATTTGCCCGCGCTTCTTACCTAAATTGGAAAAAATAAACCAGTCAGGCTGCGATCGAAGCCATGCAGAGACTTTTGTATCACCAGAAATTTGACCAGCGTCAAAAGTATCACTATCCCTACGCCCACGATACTTAACCTTGCTTGATGTTTCGCCTTCAATATTCGGATTGTCACGGCGTTTATTTAACGCATTCTCACGCCTCTCAAACCTTTCTTCTGCTTCCTCACCTTGTTTACCACCTACCGCAGCCCTTGTGCCTTCCGGCCTTTTTTGGTTGTTAACGAGGAATAGCCAATTAGATCTTTCAGAAAAATGCAAAGGAAGAATGGGAGCTGTCGGGTCATTAACACCCCATGGCTGCTTTCTATTATCCTGCTTTGCTGCATAGCTTGAACAAATTAAGGTTCGTCTATTATCAAATACTGAATTGAAATACCTGCCAGTAATAACCGATTCGTTATCTCTCATCATGGCCTCACGCGCATTAATCGAGTAATGACTCATGCCCGTTCTAGCCAGTGCTTCAGCTTCATTTCTTAGCATTCCATTTGTCACATTGCGCAATCGTTTAACTATCTGGCTAACCGTTTCGCTATCTGAGTAACCCGCTCTTATCTGGTTTTTGTACGTGTTGACTAATGAGCTTGTATTCTGCGCCGTGTATTCAGCCCACACTCCTGAGTTAACCCTTTGACCGCTTTGTAATGTCATCAGGCTGCTATCAATGTATTTGGTTATCTTTTCAGTTGCTGGTATATCCAGGTTAACCGCATAAACATCTTTGAATAGCTTAGCCTGATAAGCCGCCTCAAAAGCCGCCATGTTGATCAGCTCATTAGTAACGCCTGACCACATTACCTCGGCTTCAGGTTTAATCGCTGCAGTAACGGCAGAGGTGATTTTATTAAGCTGAGTGTTTGAGGTGATAGTTTCAGCATCAAGCAATATCAACCTCGCAGCCTTGTAAGCTGACTGCAGGTTAGGTGTGGTGTAGTCGTTGACTAATCCAGTTGCAAGCCTATGAAGGTACACTTCATGCCTATTGGCTAAGTCAAAGTAAGTATCTGGCATTATTCTTCCCACTCGTAACTAGCATCATCATCAGAGTTAAACCTAACTGATTTAATGGTTTTTTCACCTAGATAGATAGCCTTGCAAAGTCTATGTCTACCGTCAATTATGCAGCCATCTTCATTTAGAATTATTGGGTAGTCTAGGTTTGCATCCATCACCGACTTCATGTGCTCAACGAAGCTTCTTATTGAGTTAGAGTTGGGGCATGGGTAAGCTATGTTCATCTTATCAATTTCAAGCTCTACAACTTCTAAATCTTTAGCTTTAGCTATGCACTCATGAACGTTATATCTTTTACTATTTAAAGTAATTGATTGTGATGTTTTAAATTCCCAAGCTTTGTTTATTTGCATTATCTTGATGTCCTCATTCTGTGCGCCATCGGTTTATTGATAGGGTACATTCTATGTATAAAATAACCAGTGCCATCAACCCAGTCATCTATCGCTGGATGCTCGTTAAACTTCTCGGGTTCACCCTTATTCGTGTAACCTTGATGCTCTAACGCAGTTGTTAACTCAGGGCATTTGTCAGTGTTAACGAAGAATTCACCGTGTGATATTTTAGCATTCATACAGTTAATTCTATCCCTGATTGCAGGATTAGCGTTCGGTGCGTTCACGTAATGCTTTGCCGATTTAATAATATCAATATCTGACTCGGTGGCGTTGGTCTTGTTGGCCTTGCCGCTTGCATCTGGGTAAACGGTTATTTTGTGGTCTTTATACTTGACCAAGTTGTTAACGAAATCATAAGTGTCATGACTCACGAACTCATCAACGGCGATCGGTTTATTACCATCAATAACGAATACATTTGAACAGCAACCGCCTATATTAAAATCTATTGTTACGTGTATGCGCTCACCCTTTTTAAGCACCCTGTCAGAATGATGTTTGGTTCTATCAAAGAAGTGGTAAACCTTTTTATCTGATAAGTTAACAAACTCGCCGTTTAGGTACATATCAGCTAACAGCGGATCATAGTTGGCCCGTATTTGCTCTATGTAACCATCAGGTAGAAAAGGATTTGATGCTGTTGGTGCCTTAATCATTACATAGCCGGATTGCTTTTGCTTAACCCACTTTTGATAAATGAATCCACTGAAACCTTGATCGGGAGTTGTTACGCAGGCAATAGTATTGACGCCTTTACACTTTTGACGGTTACGCTCTGATACTTTACGCCAAACTAATGACGCTTTCTCTTTTGGCAATGTATCAAGTTCATCAACAATTGAGTGAGCTGTTTCATAGGCAATAATACGCTCGGGTCTATCATAAGACCTGAATATTATCTTGCCAAAGCCATGTATCATTATTGAGTAGTCTGATTTATTGACCGTGTAAGGCAGGCCGATATAGTCCAAATCTTCCTCGACTCCTGGCATCGCTCGAAGCTTTAAGAGATCGTAACTTGGCATGTAATAACCGCCGTTAGTCCCTTTGTCTGAAAGTAGCAGCATAATAAGGCGCATTGTTCCACCTCTACTCTTGCCACTTCCTAAGCCTCCAATGATTGCAGGGTAAGGCTGGTCTGTCATGCAAAACTGCTTTTGCGGTCCCGTTAGTGGGATATCAACATTCATCGGGTTTGGCTGCATCAGTGAAGTTTAATACGATAGTGGTATCTTTATTTTCTTTTAATTCTTCCTTATCCCACGCCTTAACATTAACGTGTCGACCGATCATTTCGAGGTTTTTAACCTTGTCAGGCCATTTAATCTTCTTAACAATCTGCTCAACACTTTCCTCGCTTGACATGGTCATTATATCTACACCACTAATAGAGGTGCGCCAAATCTTAGGCCACTCAGAAAGCTTCTTAAACGCTGTTAGTTCATCGTTCATGATATCCGCTATATCTAAAGAGTGAATAGCTTTAAGCTCTCCTAGTAGCCATTTAGCGTCTATATTGACACCTTCAGCCGCCTTTTCTTTGATAGAGTCTATAAATCCGCTAACCTCAGGATATGTCAGGATTTCATATGCAGATGTTTCAGGCCTATTGGATGGCTTCTTGTTTAATTCTTCGCATGCAGCCAAGTAGGCTTGAGTTTGATTTGTATAGCCACCGCGAATAAATGCCAGCGCCGTTTCTTGTCTTAATTTGCTTGTTATCGCGTTAAATAGCGACTGCTGTTTATCTGTTAAATTGATGTCATCCACTGGATATCACCCCTTTTATAATTTAAGGCACCGCCTCAATTTATTTATCATCCATCAATCGGTAATCATCCGATTGTTACAGTTTATCTTTACGAGCCTGAACTATTTTAATTAGCTCGATAGGCTCATCTTTTTTAATCATGTCATCTATGATTGATTCAAGCATTGCTTTCTTGCTTATCTTATCTCGCTTATAAGTCTGATACTCTCGATAGATTGCACAACTAGCATATATAACACCAAACCCCACAGTTGCTATAACACTAATCGCTGTCGCGTTCTGAGTTATCACCCCCATCAATCCTGTCGAAATTCCTGCACCTAGTGCCGCATTCTCCACTGTATGATTTGTGGTCATGTCTCCTGGTTCTCCTGTAATCAAAGTACATCTTGATTGCACCAAAAATTATTGCTGATAATTGAATAGCGCAAATTGCCGGTACTGGGTTGGCATTCATCCAATTTACTAAGTCCATCATTGCGCCCAATTATTGTGATAACTCAATGATATCATAACCAGTCTTAAACGTAAAAAGCCCCGTTAAGGAGCTTTATTCATGCTTTTCAATTATATCACCAGCGCATTCAACCAAGTCTTTTACGCTTTTGTTGAAGTTAGGATCTTTAATATACCTCACATCTATTTCCTTCTGATCATCGCAACCAGGGTTTTCAATAAGATGCAGACACGTTGAAAATAATGATGTTAAGTCTTTTCTTAATCCTACCTTCATACAACTAACCCGCTCCATATGCCTAATTTGCCATAATTATAATTAGCAACAACAATCATCTGCTCTTGCCGCTTAACGTTTGCCCTGCGTCTTAATCTCAGGTTATTCATCACTAGCCCATTTGTATAGTAGCCTATTGCAGCAATCGTTAAAGTCATTATTAGAATTTTGATAACTAAATTATTTGCATTCATAGTCTCCCCCTATGAATCTATCTTTACCAGTCCGTAATGCTCTTTTGAAAATGCCCCTCTTATCCATTTTCTTTGATATGGGCCATAAAAATAAACCCGCTCAATGTAAATACACCAGAATAACTTCTCATAAACCACTTTGTATTTAGTGATGTCATTCGGGTTGTTTCCGTTTTTATGAGTGCTTTCAATTTCCATTTTACTCAACCATTTTTAATGTATATGTATTAGCAATTATAACAGCAGCTAGTCCGAACATTAATGGTTTTATCGTGTATTGATTTATAAACATATCACCCCCGTTAATTCATTCAATGCCAGCCAAATCACGGCTATTAATAATGTTGCAGCCAGTTGTAAGGCTGCGTGTTTGTATGTCATTTAAATATACCACCCCTACCATTTAATGCTGTGACAGGGTTCACGTTGTTGGTGGTTGAGGTAAATATCTGTAAAGGGTAGCTTCAGCTTTAAACATTCCGCCGTAATCTGAATCTGAGTTTCTCACATAGAAACATTTACCCTCACATGGATCTCCGTAACCATCATGGAAAGCAGAGTAGTATCCCACAGTTGATTCGCCATCACTTACTATTTGAAACGCTTCACCATTAAACTTATCATCAATTGGTACATCAACACTAACCCATCCATCAGCATTAGGATCAACCATTGTTTCTTGCTCAGCTTCTTCAAGCTCAAGCGTTATATTTGCAACGGTTCCACATTCAAAGCCTAATGATTGATCAATAATTCCAGCTTTTTCCATCTTAGCTAAAAGCTCATAATCAAATATCTCGTTAAATATCTTTTGCGCTAATTCGTGTTCCTTACTCATTTACTTCCCCTTATTAGTTATTAAATTACTCTTCCTGATTACATCACTCGATTAAATGAATCAACAGTTACCTTACTGCGAGTTTCAGATTCAGCTGTTTTTATCAGTGTATCAAGGGCCTTAATTGGAGATATATCAAGATTGAACTCCTCAATAATATGCCCTTCTACATTTGCCTCAGTTGTAAATACAAGAATGTAATATTTCATTTTCATTTCCTTTTGTTAATTAAATTTTAAACATAGCTATCAATAAGACCTTTAAGCCCGCCAGTCTGTATCCCACTGGTTTATCTTGCCTATATTGCAAGGCTCACAGAGTATTTGCAGATTATTTAGATCTAACGCTAACTCTGGACTTGTTGATCTAGGTTTGATGTGATCAACGTGCAAAGTAATATCATCTTCAGGCCTAGCCCCGCAGCAACAGCATCTATTGCCATACTTTTCAAAAGCCTGATACCTTAATATTTTCCATGCTCGACTAGAATAAAAGTCCTTCATAGTTTTACATCGGTTAACAGGTTTCTTATCTAGCTTTCTAACAATATTACAAAGATATTTAACCTGTGAGTGAGGATGTATATCACCTCTAACTGTTCTATCTAGCTTTGCGCACGTAGTAATTACAAGTTCTAGCGCTGAGTATTTGCCGCCTATTCCACAGAATAATGCTAATTCTCTT